GACAAGCGGGACGCGATACCATGGCGGTGCATACGAGCGGCAGCACTTGATGTATTGCCATCGCCATCTATCCCTTTAGCCAAGCCTAAGCCGACCATTGGTGAGCGCGTTAAAGACTACATGAGTAACTTGGACACGGAGTATGATGAGTTCATGTCCGCGGGGGAAGTAGCTGACGCACTGAGTATTGATGTTGATGCTGTCCAGAAATACTTTGATAGTGACGAAAGCAACTACGAGATCTTTCGGTGCTATAGGTTCAAATGGATCTAACTTGCATTCCATAACCAGATTGGGTATGGGTAGTAACCAAATGAAATACAACTGGGGGGCTAACATGGCTCGTAAGAAGATGAACGAAGCAGACAGGCAGAAATTTCAGAATGTCGGTCTGATTAAAGAGGACCACGATCTGCTGCGCATGATTGCTACATCGGAGCAACGGTCCATGTCCCGACAACTCTCTGTGCTAATACGCAAAGCAGTTGCCGAGATGAAACAAGACTGATACAATTTACTTACTGCTCGATGGACCTCAAGCCTGTGGTCCCATCATTAACTGGCCCCCTCACGGGGGCTATTTTTTTGCCTCGTTTGGCTTGCCCTTCTTGCCAGCAATTTGGTAGGGCTTTTCTTTTGTGTAGCCTCGGATCTGTGTGACGTTGTTTCGCTTCATGCTTTTGAGAAAGGTCGCGGCCACATCAGGCTCCAGACCAGTTAGTTCGCACAACTCCTTTGTTGCGCTGTCCATATTGGTCCAGCCCTTTTTGTAATCACAGACTGCCTCGATCATTTCATCATGGGTTTTAGATTTAGCCATTCTCTTGCGTCCTCTCCTAGAACTTTAGCGCCGATGTCGATCTTGGCGCGTAGTGCTTTAACAATTCTCTCATCGATGCTGCCCTCACAGATCAGATCGATGTACGTCACGTTGTTCTTCTGCCCGATCCGGTGAGCACGATCCTCTGATTGGATGCGCGTCTCCAGGTTAAAGTCATTGGCATAGTACACCACTAAGTTTGCTTCAGTCAAAGTCAGACCGTATCCAGCGGTGGCTGGGTTGCCAACAAAGAACTTGAGCGGGTGATTGGGATCTTGGAAGTTAACAACTGCTGCTGCCCGATCATCATCCGATGTGTCCCCGAAGTATGATACAGCACAGCCTTGGCCGAACTTCTTGTTCAGCATCTCTGTAATAGATATGATGTCGTACCGGAACCGTGACCAGATGATTGCTTTACCATCGTGCTCGTTGATGATCTCTTCGAGCGCGTCCATCCGCTTTGATGGGAAGTACAGCATGTCACCTTCGTCAGTCTTGAGGTGGCCAGACATTATCTGCTGGAGCCGGAGCATCTGCGTGATTACAGCGGGGGCCGTGGACATCTCACCACTGTCGAGCAACACCATTGCGTGGCGCCTGATCTGTTCATACATCTCGAACTGTTGTGTTGTCATGCCGACATAACGTGCGGTGTATATCTTGTCGGGGAGATCGAGGCAGTCCTTCTTCAGTACACGAAAGGAGAACATGTCTATCCTTTGGGTCAGCTCATCAAGATTGCGAAACCCTACGATCTGTTGGAAGGCCGTCTGCCCCATGGTTCTACGTTGCACCACTGCATAGCGCCCCTGGAAAGCGTAGTATGATTCTAAACCCAAGAGCCCTGGGCGGAGGAACTCGCACTGCGAATAGATATCCATTGGACTTTTTGTAACTGGAGAGCCTGTCAAGAGGCGTCTGTACTTGAAGCCCGCGGCTATCTTCATTAAAGATTTAGTGCGTTTGGCCTTGTGGTTTTTTATTGTTGTTGATTCGTCTATTGCAATCATACCCCTTGCGCCAAGCGCACGAGCCATCCACTGCCCAGCCTTCTGTCCTTTGAGCGATGAGTATGATTCGACATTCATCACGAAGATTGTCAGCCCCTCGAATTTATCTTGGACTGAGCGCATCTCTTCTTTTTGTTTCTTGTTGGGCCCAGATACCAAGCGAATAACTCGATGCGGGATGTCATCGGACATATGCTCGGGGATTTCTTTGGCCACCCAGTTGCGGTACACACCCTTGGGTGCGATGACCAAAGCGAAGTCGATCTGCCCATCAAGGTACAGCATACCCATGTTATCTATAAGGACCTTGGACTTCCCTGTTCCCATCTCCATGAACAAACCAAACTCTGGCCTGTCCCACCCAAATTCAAGGGCATCTATTTGGTGGTCAAATGGTTTTAATTTATATTTTAACTTGACAGTCATTACATAGCTCCACTATTGTCTATAGTACGGATAGCATGAAGCTACCGGATAAATCAACCCTGAAGAGGAAAAACTTATGAACGATATCTTTGAAGACTATTTCGATGAGGCAGACGCAGTCGCCAACATTGATGTAGGAACTGGAAAGCAACTCAGCCAACTGGTTCGAAAACTACGTGAGGTAGAAGATCAAATTACTACTTCTGAAACCCACCTTAAATCACTCAAGCAAAAGAAGCATAAGCTCTCTGTGGAAAACATCCCCGCTCTAATGGACGAGATGGGTGTTGAGCGTTTGGATGTTGACGGCCTTACTGTTGAGCGGAGGATGGTTGTTAGCGCATCGATCCCTGTTGACCGTAGGGAGGAAGCGTATGATTGGCTACGCGACAACAAGCTAGACGACATCATAAAGAACGATGTCATTCTTTCTTTTGGCAAGGGCCAAGACAATGTAGCAGGCGACGTGGTCGGACTGTTGCAGGAGCGCGGCTTTGATCCAAGTACCAAGACGCATGTACATCCATCCACATTGAAGGCGTTCGTAAGAGAGCGCATCACAGATGGTAAAGCAATTGATCTCGACATGTTCGGGGCATTCGTAACAAACACAGCACAGATAAAGAGGAAAGCATAATGAGCATCTCGAAACAAATGATGATGATGGAAATGGACCGCATCGAGCGTGAAGAGTACGATGAGGACGGCAACCCCAAACGCCCATTGTCGAGATCATCATTTGATAACGACGAGTTGGTTGAAGTGATTCAAAACTTACAAAAGAAAGCGGAGAAAGATAATGGGTAATCAAGTAGCTACGAAAAAAAGTGCAGAGTTAAGCACAGACTTAATGGACGACATCCTTGAGTTCGCGGGTGAAGGCGCAACATACGACAGTAGCGAGATGCAGATCCCGTTCGTTCGTGTGCTTCAAGCTATGTCACCACAGTTGAAGAAGCGCGAAGCAGACTACATCGAGGGCGCTGAACAGGGCGACATGTTTAATACTGTCACCCAACAGTTCTTTGCTGCGGACAAGGGCGTCACAGTGATCCCATGCTACCAGACCACTAAGTATCTGGAGTTCACACCGCGTGATCAAGGCGGCGGATTCCGTGGCGAGATCAGCCCAACCGATCCTATCTTACAGCGCACCGAGCGCCAAGGAGCCAAAGAGATCCTACCTACTGGCAACGAGCTAGTGAAGTCGGATCAGCATTACTGCTTGGTGATAGATGGGGACGGCATTAGTCAGCCTGTCGTGATCGACATGAAGTCTACGCAGTTGAAGGTCAGCCGCCGTTGGAAGACCCAGATTGCTATGCAGAAGATCAAGCACCCTACGACAGGGAAAATGATCACACCACCCTTGTTCGCAACGCAGTGGAAGTTTACCACTGTCGAAGAGAGCAATGACCAAGGTTCGTGGTTTAACTACTCTATTGAGAAGCTCGGTCTGATCGAAGACCGTGACCTCATGCTCGAAGCCAAAGCGTTCAGAGATAGCGTGGCAGCGGGTGAAGCAAAAGCTGTGTCGGAGGAGGGGAGCTCCACTCCCGCCGCCACTAAACCTTTGGACGATGACATCCCGTTCTAGGTAGCAGCTTTAGGGGGGACACATGTCCCAATCAAGTGTCCCCCTTTTTTCACCAACAAGGAGCAGAAGATGTCACAAGCAAGCAGGTTGCTGGCCACCTTTGCGGGGGCGGGTAATGCACATGGCACAACTATTGTCGGACGGGTAGGCCGTAACGGAAAGGCCGAGTCACAGAGCCGAATAATCCGAGAGCCGTTGACCGAGGCGCTAGTGCAGGCCCACATTGATGGGAAGCAGGGTGTCGGCGCAATCCCTATTACTGATGAGAACAAATGCCAGTTCGGCTGTCTGGATATAGATGTCTACGATCTAAACCACGCCGAGCTCCAGGCTAAGATACAAAAGATGAAGCTACCTTTGATGCACTGCCGGTCCAAGTCGGGCGGTGCCCACCTGTACCTGTTTATGCAGGACTGGGAGACGGCGGCACAAGTTAGAGATTACCTGTCGGAGATGTCGATTGCGCTGGGCTACAGCGGGTGCGAGATATTCCCGAAGCAGGACACGATCATTGCCGAGCGTGGAGATGTGGGCAACTTTATTAACATGCCCTACTTCAACGCCGAGCTACCCCAGAGGTACTGCTTTGACGAGAAGAACGAAGCGATGGAGCTTGATGAGTTCCTTGATGCAGTAGAGAAGGCTAGGATCTCTTTGCCAGAGCTTGAGGGGTTGAAGTTTGCGGGAGAGCGTAAGCATTTCACCGATGGGCCGCCGTGCCTGGAGCATCTGTTTGCCGAGGGTCCGATCAATGACGAGCGCAACAAGACTATGTTTATGTGTGGCGTCTATGACAAGCTCAAGTACAGCGATGACTGGGAGAACAGACTTGAGGAAGACAACCGTACTCTCTGCGCCGAGCCATTGCCGTCACATGAAATTCTGAACCTCCGCAAGTCTCTGACCAAGAAGGACTGGGGCTACACATGCAAGGACCAACCGTTCAAGAGTTACTGTGATCCAGTCGTGTGTGCCGTGCGTAAGTTTGGGATAGGTAAGGATGCCCCTGATGCGCCCGAGGTGGGAGGACTGACGATCCTGTTGTCTGAACCCCGTGTATATTTCATGGACGTAAACGGCGGCCGCATCCAGCTTACAACCGAGCAGTTGCAGAACCAAGTTCTGTGGCAACGTGCTTGTATGGAGCAGATGAACATCATGCCGCCGACAGTTAAACCTCAGAAGTGGCAGACGATGATCAATCAATTGATGCAGACGGCTACGCATCTTGATGTGCCGGAAGAAGCCACGATCAAAGGACAGTTTAAAGATCACCTGCAATCCTATTGCACCAGTCAGATCAGGGCCATGGCCCCAGAAGAGATGGATATGGGCAAGCCTTGGACAGACGGAGGCACCACTAAGTTTAAGTTGGAGGGACTGATTGAATACCTGCACCACCGCAGGTTCAAGGTCGAGAACCGCGGTCATTTAATTCAGATGATTCGAGATATGGGTGGCGACTCGTCAAGACAAAATATTCACAAGTCTGACGGAACAAGGGCAATCATAAGATGTTGGTGGATCCCCGCGTTTGAAGCAGACACCGTTGAACTACCAATCAAGGAGATGAAAGATGACATACCCTTCTAATAGACTCCTGCGCGTAGGAGAAGTTGCCGAGATGTTGGGTGTGTCCAAGTCATACATCTACAAACTGGTGGCTCAGAAGACCGACTTCCCTCAACCGATTGTGCTTGGAGACGAGCACAGCAAGCGGTCATCCAGCCGATGGGTGCTTACCGAGATTGAGGACTGGGTGAACAGCAGGCCAAGGGGGAAGGCTCTATGATACCTAATTCAAAACTAATCTTAGGGCCACCTGGCTGCGGCAAAACATATCGCCTGATCCAAGAGATCAAGGGCGCCTTGGAAGCAGGCACCCATCCGTCGCGCATCGGGGTGATCTCGTTTACTCGCAAGGCTATAGAAGAGATGGTTACTCGGTCGTGTGCTGAGTTCTCGTTGCAACCTACGGACTTTCCATACATGCGGACGAGCCATTCGTTTGGGTTCAATGGGCTGGGCTTGCAATCTCAAGACGTTATGCAGGTCTCGGACTACCAAGAGGTCGGCGCCATAGTGGGGCTGGACTTCGAAGGCAAGGACCGGACCAGCGTGGATGATGGGATAAACCTGCCTACGCTCGGAGGATCAGGAGCCCAGTACCTTCAGATGATTACTCGTGCACGATACCGTATGATATCCTTGGACCGAGAGTTTAACGAAGCCGCCGACCGAACCCTGTTCTACCCGAAGCTCGAGCAAGTTAGTGCTCAGATCGAAGAGTACAAGCAGACGATGAGCAAGTATGACTTTGTTGATATGATCGACAAGTACATCGAGATAGGGGAGCCGCCCCACCTTGACTACCTGTTTATTGATGAGGCTCAAGACTTTACACCGTTGCAGTGGGAGATGGCAAAGAAGCTGGCCGAGTTCTCGCAGTATACAATCATTGCCGGAGATGACGATCAAGCTGTGCACCGATGGACCGGTGTGAATGTAGACCTGTTTATCAATTCATCTGATGATGTAGAGATTTTAAAACAGTCGTACCGCATTCCTGTTTCCGTCCATAGGTTATCACAGCATATCGTTCAGAAGATTACTTCTCGTGTTGATAAAGAGTTTCTTGCCCGTGAGGAACTGGGCGAGGTAGAATTTGTTTGGAACATGGAGGACATCCCGTTCAGCGAAGGATCGTGGACCGTGATGGCAAGGACAAACACCTATGTCAGAGAGATGGCGAAGTGGTTCTACAATACTGGCTTTAAGTTCTCGATCAAGGGACGGTCCAGCATATCGGAGAAGCTCATTGAGAACCTCATGGCATGGGAGGATCTGTGCCAGGATAAGAAGCTGGGCGTTGAGCGCATCAAGAAGTTGTACTCGGGGCTCCCCAAGCAGGGCGATGACGCGGTGGTAAAGCGTGGCGCAACCAAACGACTGGACACTTTGGAACCAGAAGACGAGCTAGACATGGCGGCCTTGATGTCGGACTACGGCTTGTTGCGCGGCGCGGACCATGCGGCATACGATGTGTTGAAGGTGGCTCACAGCATGCGACTGTACATCGAGGCTATCCAGCGAAGAGGAGACAATCTTTTGTCCCCGCCACGGATTAATATCTCTACGTTCCACGCTATGAAGGGTGGCGAGGATGACAACTGCGTGGTGTATACCGCGTCCACCAAGGCGTGTGTCGAGAGCAAGCACCCTGATGACGAGCACCGTGCGTTCTACGTTGGCGTCACAAGGGCAAGACACTCTCTGTATATTCTACAATCTAACAACAACTACAGGTACACAATATGATAGAAGAAATAATTAAGCGTATATCTCCGTGGGTGATTGTGTTCGCCTACTTTCTTATTGCTGTTACCGTAGCGGCACAGTTCTTTTGATAGCCGCAGCCGCCTGCCTATCCCTCGCACTTTACCATGAGGCCAGAGGTGAACCAATCCACGGCCAGCTAATGGTGGCTAAAGTGATCATGAACCGCATGGAGTCTCGAAGGTGGCCATCGTCTATGTGCGCTGTCATTACCCAAGACCGTCAGTTCTCGTTCTATAGAAAGGGCAATGCGCCTACGCCCAGGGACGAAGTGGCTTGGGCCGCAGCACAGAAGCTTGCGGTTGAGATCATAAACGATCCTTACATCTTGCCGCCCAGTACTGCTGATCACTACCACACACCAGATGTTCGACCAGTTTGGCGCAAGAAACTACATAGGGTTGCGCGTATTGGGTATCATATCTTCTATTCGTATGACCATCCGACTGCTGTAAAGACTAGCGTTAGGCCAAAACAAAGACCCGTTAACTTGGAGATTATAAAATGAAACGTGATGAAATCCTAGACACCGCAAAAGAACTGATCAATGGGCCGAGGGCCAAGGACTACGGCGATGCGTTCGACAACCACAGCAGAATAGCCGAGGGGTGGAACATCATCATGAACGGGGCTCTGATAAGCCACGGCTACCTGACTGCGCAGCACGTTGTGTTGATGATGGACTGGGTAAAGACAGCGCGGCTGCTCAATACTATTGACCACGACGATTCATGGACGGACAAGGCAGGATACACTGCCCTCGGGGGTGAGTTCTCGGAGAGGGTACGCGAATCCAACGAGCGCATGACCAAGTACGGAGTTACTAAGAATGACTAATCTATTTGGCAGTGATTTGCACCATGAGTTCAAGGGCGAACTGGACATGATTGACAAGGACTGGAATATCCCTACGGAGTTCCCTGATCTGACAGGCTACAAGGATGTGGCCGTGGACCTTGAGACCAAGGACCCTAACATCCAGACCTTGGGCCCAGGTTGGTCACGCAAGGACGGGCACATCATAGGCATCGCTGTTGCGGCTGGAGAATACCAAGGGTACTTCCCGATCCGACACGAGAACGGCCACAACCTAGACGCTAAGATTGCAATGCGCTGGCTTGCCAAGCAGATG